CTATACCTGCTAGTTCTTCTTTTGAGTATATGGCAGGAAACAAGATTATTATGGAGACAGGTCATACTTTAAGTGTAGCATCTAATACGGCAAATAGCATGGATACAGTAGCAAGTATAATGGAGATAACATAATGGCGTATATAGGAAACCAAGTTCAGGCAAACTTCCACGATATACCCTCTGTACAGCGTTTTAATGGCGATGGGAGTGCCACAGCATTTACTTTGACCAATAACGTAGGAAACGTACAAGATGTCCTTATTTCGGTAGATGGTGTAGTTCAGGATAGCTCTGCTTATTCTATAACAGGGGGTACAAACCTAGTTTTCTCAGAAGCACCTTCTTCTGGCACAAGTAATATCTTTGTAAACTACCTAGGATTAGCTGACAGTTCTGTTGTGCCACCAGAAACAAACAAGGGTAATTTTAAGCATGGGGGTATGTTTAGGGTTAATTCTCAGACAATAGATGTTAGTACAACGATAGAAGCTACGGAAAACGCTAATGTAACTGGACCTGTTGGTATATCAAGTGGGGTTACAGTTACAGTTAATTCTGGAGGTAATCTAGCAATAATATGAGCAATCTTCTAGTACAGAATATAAAACATACAAATGGCACAACGGCTCAAACGATTGATAGTAGTGGTAGAATTACAACTTCAACATCAAGACCTCATTTCTTTTGTTTAGGCTTTTCAACCACATCAGATAATGCAAGTAGTGGAACAACCATTAATGGGTTAACCCTTGATAGCACTTGGAGACTTATAAGAAATTTTGAGCAAGTTATCGAAAATTACGGAAATCATTATGATAATTCGACTGGAATATTTACTGTACCGATATCTGGGATTTATATGTTGAGTTTAGGTGTTGGATATACTGAAGCAACAAGTGATTATATAGGGTTAGGTATTATTACTGGTGATAGTGAAGACAGTAATACTGGGCTTAGAACAAATTGGGATTACACTGATTATAATGATACTCCTATGCACATGGGGTTTTGTAAATACTTGATAGCAGGAAAATCAGTTGCCGCTTGTATGAGAGAAGAAGCAAGTAATGTGACCTCACCAAATGATGGTCATCAAAAATACTTTCATTGGAATGTTACATTTTTAGGATAAACAATGAGTACATTAAGAGTAGACACTTTACGAGGACAGGAATCAAGCACAGTATTTAAGTATGTTGTGCAAACACTCCAGTTTACCGTTGCTGAAACATCTAGTATAGGTGCAGGGTCTGGCACTACTCTGATTAATAGCACATTTACTCCTAGGACATCTGGCAATAAATTTGCTGTTTGGTTACACCTTCCAAATTGCACTGCAACGGCAGGAGGTTCAGTGGTTGCTAAAGTAAATATTGGAACAAGTGCTACACCAAATTCTAATACTGAAGTTATATTTGCCCAAGAACGCATGGAGGGTACAGGAGCAGACGATGTAACGAGTATACACGGACACGACTTTGGAACATTTACTTGTACATCAACAGACACACATTACATATCTCTTGTTGTTACCCCTGACCACACCTTAACAGTTGCTAGACACAGTAACACAGGAAAGTTATTACTACAGGAGATTGCTCCATGAGTACACTATCAGTAGACACAATACAGGGTAAAACTACAGCAGGAACAGTGGCTATGCCTGCAGGTATGGTTGTGCAAACCTCATTTCATACGTTTACGGATATAACATCAGTTACAAGTAGCTCTTACGCTGATGTGGGTGGCTCATCATTTACATTCACACCTAAATTTGCTTCAAGTCTTTTACATATTACTGCAAGTGTTCATGCTTACATTTATAGAAGTAGTGATGATAATGGTGGCTCTGTAGATATTAATGTTGATGGGTCTAATATTTCAGCATCTGGAGATGCTAGAGAATTTTTTCTTCAAGTCGGTGGTGCATCTGCACTGTATATTTTTAATAGATTACATAAAGAAGTCACTGTGAGTGCAACAAATACAAATTCAAAAACTATCAAACTTCAAATGCAAAATAATACAAGTGCTGATAGTGGAGGTTTTAGAATTAATGATGGTAGTAACTACACCAGTTCAATTAAAGTTGAGGAGTTAAGACAATGACAACAATAGCACAAGCATTAACAAGTTTAGGAATTACAGAGTGGGTACTCAGGGGAGAGCCTACAACCGAAGATGAGTTTAACGCTATGTTTCGTAAAGTCACAGGAGCAGATAGTAGTGGTTCAGCTATAGAAAGTGCAGACCCAAAGGACTGGGGTGTAAATTATGCACAAGTAGCAGGTGAAAAGACGTTACTACAAAGCCGTGAGCCAATGCGATTGCTTCGTGTAGAAAGAGATAGATTACTGGCAGAAACAGATTGGACTGCGTTAGGTGATGTAACCATGTCGAATAACATGAAAACGTATAGACAAGCCTTGAGAGACTTACCTGCGAGTTCTGACCCAAAGTTAGATAGTAATGGTGCATTAGACATGAGTAGTGTAACCTTTCCAACGAAACCAAGCTAGGAGTAAGAAGTGGCTTTAACTAAAGTTAGAACAGCAGGTATAAATAACCTTAGTACCCATCTACTAGCACAACAGTTTAGATTAGCATCAAATCAAGCAGGTTCTGCCAGTACAGGAACTGTTCTTACTAATTGGGAGGAAGTAGATACAGATTATCAAGCAATAGGGTCAGTATGGTCACAGTCCTCTGGAGTATTTTCTTGTAGTCAAACTGGTGTGTATTTATGCACTTGGGTATTAGTAGTTAATGGAACAACAGCAGGCGATAGATATGACCCTAATATACAAATATCTACAGATAGTGCTAGTAATTATAATATTAGAAGTTTAGCGTGGGGTCATACAGATGTAGATAACGATGGAGCTTTGGATGGTACACTCACTCAAAGTTTTTTGTTTGATGTGACTAATACAACAACCTTTCGTTTAAGATATAGGCAGAGTCATTCAAATGATCTTAATACTGGCACTACTATAGTGGGGAATACTGATTATACTGCTACCAGTATAGCTTTCCTTAGAGTTGGAGATACATAATGCCCTACATAGGAAAAGCACCAAATCAAGGAGTAAGGACTAGGTTTATCTACCAAGCCACAGCAGGGCAGACATCCTTTAGTGGGTCAGATGCCAATGCAAATTCGCTTTCTTATCCAGATGGGGAATATGTTGATGTTTTTCAGAATGGGGTATTATTAAAGCCTTCTACAGATTATACAGCTACCTCTGGTACAACAATGATATTGGTTACTGGAGCTTCCCTTAATGATGTAGTTGAGATAATTGTTTATGATGCTTTCACAATAGCCAATAGCTACAGCAAGTCAGAATCAGATACACGCTACCCTTTTCTGGGAAATAACAGTATAATACGAACAAATGGAAATAGTATTACGGCAGATATAACAATACCAAGTGGTACAAACGGATTGTCAGCAGGACCTATTACAGTTACAAGTGCTACAATCACAGTTAACGGAGTGTATACAATAGTATGACCAGTAGATTATTAGTAGATAAATTAGAAGGTAAGACTACGGCAAATACTGTGGAGATGCCAGAGGGTTCTGTAATCCAAGTTAAAAAAACGTATTACGGAGCAAATAGTGGTTTATATAACAGTTCATCATATTCTCATATTACCCCTTATGATGTAACAATTACACCAAAATTTTCAAATAGCTTAATGAGAGTTACATGGATTGGACAACAAAATTGCTATACTAATGGTAGTTCAGAAAATCCTTATTGTTACTATGCGTTTTATCAAGACAGTACAATAGTTTCAAATCACAATATTTCATATGGTGGGAGCGGTTATATTCAAATGATAGGTGGCTCTGGTTCTAGTGGCTTTGGACAATCTGTACAAACTGTTGTGACTGATATCCTAAGTGCTGGTAGCACAAGTTCAAGAACATACAAACTATATGTAAAAGTAGATGACACAAATCATTTTGTAAATATAACGGCAGTTTGTGCAAGATATATGATTGTAGAGGAGATAGCACAGTAATGGCAAGTGAACTTCATGTAGATGCAATAAAACATTCTGGTGGCACAAGTGCCTTGACCATTGATAGTAGTGGTAGGGTGCTTAAATCTAATATTCCATATTTTCATGTTACTGGAAATGGAGCTTGGGTAGACCTCGGCAGTAGTTTTACTGCATTTTTTATGACTGGCACTCAAGCAGTTGAGATTATTGCAAATGTTGGCAGTCATTATGATGCAAGTAATGGCAGATTTACTGCACCAGTTGCAGGAATGTATCAATTTAATTGTTTTCTGTATGTTAATAACACTGGAGATGCTTCTCATCCTTCAAGAATATACTTAAATGGTAGTCATTGGCATGATAATTACCATGTTCAAGGAAATGCTGACGATTATTCAGACCATACACTCGCCTATTCTTGGAATATGAATTTATCAGCAACAGATTATGTAAACATATATGCTCAAGAAGATTATTATGGGCATCATTGTTTTTGGATGGGTTACTTAGTAGGGTAAAAATATGTCAATAGAATTAAAACATTTCAGAGGTTTAAGAAATAAAAAACTAGCAAAGAGTGATTGGACACAGGCTAACGATAGTCCATTGTCAGACACAAAGAAAGCAGAGTGGGCTACCTATCGACAGGCACTTAGAGATTTAACAAAGACAGTAACACCTAAGTTTTTACCTAACAGTCCAAAGATAGACGAATCTGATTTTCCAAAAGAACCCTCATAGGATAAACAATGGCATCAATACTTAAAGTAAATACAATACAAGACGCAACGAACTCTAATACAGTTGCAACTTTAAATGCTAATGGCACTATGACACCAGGAAATTCACACCATATTACAAATGCTTGGAATAGTTCATTTAAAGTTGGTATACTTAATAATGATTATGCAACTTTCTCTAGTTATATGGATTCTAGTCATGCAACTTCCATTAATACTGCCATTCATTTAATTAATTCAAGACTTGTTTATATTTCTTTCTATTTTTATAGAAATGCACATTTTGGTACTTGGAGTAATACTTATGGATGGGGTCTACAATTACCATCAGATATAATACCAGTTGGTGGAACAGGTTATGCTTATCAAAGTATTCAGTCTAATTATTTTACTTTTGATGGTGCTAATGTTATAAATACAGACCCTCATAGATGGCAAGCAAACCAAAACAGTTCTAATGAAAACCAGAATATGCTTGTATTGTATGGTTCTAAAGCAACTACAAACTGGTCAAGTGGTTCTTTTGAATGTGCAGGGAATGGAGTATTAGCTTTAGCAACTGATGTAACAACTGCATACGGAGCATAATGGATAAACAATGAGCAAAGCAGCAGAATTAGCAAACCTTATAGGCAACATCAACGCAGGTGGTGGTGGAGTAAACAGGAATGTCATCATCAATGGTGCAATGAACGTGGCACAGAGACAGGTGTCAAGCACAGGGTTGGGTGGTAGTGATGGGTACTTCACCTGTGACAGATGGAGACACGTTTTTAATACATCAGGCAGACTTACTTCAACACAAGATAGCTCTGCACCAAGTGGCTTTGCTAATAGTCTAAAATTTGCTTGTACTACTGCTGACACCTCAATAGCATCAAGTGAATATATGTTTCTTTCACAAAGAATAGAAGGTCAAAACGTACAGAGTTTTGCTAAAGGTACGTCAGATGCAAAACCTTTTGCTGTATCTTTTTATGTCAAGGGCAACGCAAGTGCTACCTATGTAGCTGAATTGTTTGATGCAGATAACTCAAGACAAATATCAAAAACATTTAGTGTAACAACAGATTGGACACGAATAGAATTAAGTTTTCCTGCTGATACTACAGGTGCATTGGATGATGATAATGCACGAAGTTTTGACTTAACAATATGGTTACATGGGGGGAGTGATTATACAAGTGGCACATTAAACTCAAGTGCATGGGCATCTAACACAAATGCCAACAGAGCCGTAGGTATATCTTCATTCTTTGACAGCACAGCAAGAACCTTCTTCATCACAGGTGTTCAGTTAGAAGTAGGGCAAAACCCAACAGAGTTTGAGCATGAGCCTTTTGATGTGACATTGGCTAAATGTCAGAGGTATTATGAACACTGTTACGACCTTTTAGGAACTCACTTTCCTGCTGATGATGTAGCTTTTGGAAATGGGATGACTTTACATAACGCAAATTGTTGGGCAGATGACAATTTAAGAGTGCAAGTTCATTTTTTAGTTCGTAAAAGAGCAGTGCCAACGACAACAGCTTACTCTGTTTCTGGTTTAGGAAATGGCTCAACAGCTAATAGATGGGATTGGTATGACGGTGGTTGGGGAGAAATGTCAGGAGCTACAAATATGGCAGAAACTACGGCTGTTGGTATTCATGTTTCGCTTATAGATGCCGATGCAGGGAATACAAAGGCTTACATGGCAGCAGGTGGTTGGGATGCAGACGCTGAACTATAGGAAATAAAATGAATATATCAGAAGCACAATGGGTAACTACAGAGAAAAGGTCTATTAGGATTGTTGACGGTTCTAACACTAGATTTGTCCCTGCTGACCCTGCAAACAGACACTACGCAGAAATACTAAAACAAGTAAAGGAAGGTACACTAACCATAAAGGACGCTGACTAATGCTTGGCTTTAGCTCCATATCAGAAATAGCAATAGCTGACCAACCTGGGGTTACATTATTTTTATCGGGGTTAAGTGGAACCACAGCTATAAACGCGGTGGGGATTGCAGCAACAGGCGCAGCTGACCCAACGGGGGTAGTAGGAACTTTATCTATTGGCACTCCATCTATAGCAGGATCAGCGGTTCTAAGCTTAACTGGATTTTCTACTACACTTTCTCTAGGAGATATACTAATATGGGGAGAAATACTCCCTGGGGTTACAACTAGTTATTCAAATATATCCACAGGAGCGTCACAAACATGGACAGATATATCTACAGGAGCGTCACAAACATGGACAGAAGTAGCATAGGGGTAAAAAATGGTTTCTACATATACTCCCTCTTCTT